ACCAGATCCCTCGCTATCTGTTATTAAGAGTTGGGGTGAATTTATTACATCATAATTAATTCCAGATGAGATTGGAGTAATAGATTGTATCTTATTGTAATAAAATTTATCAGATGATTTATAGTTTGTTAATTCTGTTCCATTTATAAAGATTCCAGTTTGTCCAATTTTTGTCTCATATGAATTTTCATCTTTTACTGGTTTTTGTATCTTTCTTACAATTGGATTATAATCAAGAATTCCTTGAGCAACAATCTTACCATCCAGATCTATGATTGATCTTGGTAAGAATTTTCCGATCCTATGTCCTTTATCAAAAAACGCACCTTCATTGGAATCTTCGGTAATTTTTAAATCAAAATAACTTTCTGTATTAATATTTGATCTTGATACAGCAATTTTAATTTGTGTATCATTTATTTTTTTAACGTAGTATGGAGTATTTTGATTTAAATTTAATCCCGCTCCAAATGAATCTGACCCAACAGAGTAGAAAATTTCATCTCCAGTTATAAATGGGTGTGGGTTTTGTGATCCAAAATCTAAGACTTTATCTTTTAATGATGAATTTATTGGATTATCAACTTCAATTACTCTAGAATTGAATATTAAATTAACTAAAGAACTTTTTGGATTGATGGAATCATTTCTATAATTTGGTATAGAGTTTGTTGCAATATAAATTTCATCGCTATTTTTTCCATAATATACATTCTGAACATCTGAGTTGTAAATATCATTATCAATTGTTGCCAAAGAATCTACAAAATATTTGAAATTTTTAATATTTCTTCTTACTTTATATGTTAGGTTTAAATTTAGTGGTGGTTCACCTTCTTCTGGAGAGTAAGAAAATATAAATGTATAATCACCATTAACTGTTATTGGTAAATCTATGTTATATGTTGTCGGAGTTGATGAAATTAAAGTTATCAAATCTCCAGTTTTTAAAATATTTTTATTGTATACTTCTACATTATAGACATATGTACCAGAAGAGACATTGCTCAATGTTATAGATTTTATATCATATAATACTGGTAGATTAAAAATCCAATTATTAGCTAAAAAGTTATCTTCTTCAGATTTTCCTAGAGTTTTAAATTGAACTGAAGAATTTTCAATTAAGTTGAAAGTTTCTCCAATTTCAAGGTCACTCAAAACTCCAGTTATTCTAAACAATACTTCATTCTCATTATCATCATCGTCAAGATATGATGACTTACAAAACTTATTATAATATACTTCTGTTCCAGGATTTAAAACCGATGGGAAAGGAGTTGTTGATAAAAATTGATTATTATTTGTAAGTCCATAAAAAGTGGTGTAACTTATATTTTCATCTATCTTAACGAGAAGTTCTGAAGGTGTTTTTGGAAAACCAACAGTAGAGTCAACGCAAATATTAAAATCCCCAAGGTTTACTGTTTTCGTAATGGTAGTTTTTGGTCCAATTATAAATGAACCAAATGTAGTTCCCCTTACATTAATATCCCTATCATAATCAAAATCGACACTAAGGATATAAAATTTCTTGCCGTTTCTTTCTATTAATTGAACTCTATTTACAACTGCTGAAGCAACATCTGATATTTCTGTTTTTTCTTGATAGATTGTTCTTCCTTCTATCTTTGTAATATCCCCAGATATCTCCTCTACTACAAAATTCTTAGATATTCTATATTCTGAATTTGATGGAATAAGAAGAAAATCTTGGGGTTTAATTATTTCAACTTTTTCATTATACAACGCTTTAAATAAAATTCTAAAGGACTCATCTGTTCCTTTAGTTGTATAAAAATCTCTTATTTGTTTTATGAACAAATTTTGATCCAAATCTTTATATAAAGATTCATTTTCAAATCCTGGAGCAAACTGAATTTTAACCTTCTTAAAGAATTCGGAAAGAATTGAGTTTGATAGATTTTTAACTTGCGAATTAATATTGTGTGAGTCTATTTGTGAGGATTTAAATTCAAGATAATCATCCTTGGTATCTTCCCTAAAACTTGTTATCCCACTAAAACCCCTATAACAATCCTTTAGGGTATGTGTATTAGTACCAATATTGTATTTTTTTGATTTGTATAAAATTATTTCATCATCAATTTGAATAACCCCATAAGTATTTGGTAGTTTAAATCCGCCAGATACTGTAATATCAGTCTCAAAAACTGACAATTCTTGTTCTAATAATATATCCTCATCAAGATTTGAAATATTGTCTATTTTTAGATACTGATCTATGTTCTGCAAAACATCAAGAGTTAATCCTCTACCCTCTAAAGAATTGTAATATTCTTTAAAAAATTCTTCTACAAGAGGAAAAGATTCTTTTATAAAACCTGGGAGCAGGTTCTCAAGTACTGTGGAAAGTTTAATTCTTGTGTTTTGCATTTTATTTTCTTATTAAATCTTCATCTAAATAACTTGAATTTTTGATAAAACTAGTTCCGGAAGTATCAGATCCAGATATTATTCTGTCCTCAAACATTGTTATCGTCGCATTACTTGAGTCGAGTTGTAAATATAAATCAGTCAACCCTATAATATCATTTGAATCCGGAAGTGCCGAGATTTCTATTAGGTTATCCCCCCTGAATATTTTTGTTCCTGTTATATTTAATGGATTTAAAATTATCTCTCCTTTAACATAATCAATAGTCCCCGCCGATGGTTTGACAATTACTGGTATTCCATTCGATTCTAATCGGAACACAAAAATCGAACCTTTTTCAAGGTCATCATTTGGAGCATCGGCCAAATATACAGTTTCCGCAGTGCCATCAATATTAAATCCCGAAGATCTTATATTATATCCATTTTGATTTCTAACATGAAAACTATTTCCAAAACAAATTTCATATTCGGCAAGTGTATTCAGAGATGCCCTAAGATCTCTTCTAATTCTGACTGAGGTTATGTTAGAGGTTATGGATCTATCACTATTATCAATCAACCTAGTAATATTGCTATATCTAAATCTTGAACCATATTTGTTTAAATCTGATGATTTTGAGTAATTCTCAATATTTCTCAAGATCTTTGTCAAAACATCATTTGGTTTACTTGTAAAATTTGTGTCGTAGTAAACATCACTCTCAATTTCAATGTAAAGATATTTTAAATCTATAATTTCTGGTCTAATTCCAGCAACTGTATAAGATTTTATTTTCTTTTTTAATATCTCTTTTGCGGTATTTGATAGAAAAACGTTATTTTTTGGTTTTAAAGCAATAAAAACTTTTCCAAAAACTGGTGGGTCCAAATCTTCACCACCATAAACAGACAGTGTTTCTATTTCTGGATATAATTTGGGAACCAAAGCTCTAAAATCATTTGCAGTAACAGCTCTATTTTGAGCAGAATAGTTTTGAGGTGCATAAGATCTTATTGAATTAACATCTTCAATTTCTCTACCACCAGAAGATGGACTATTTGCTGTAATTAATGATATACCTCTTGTACGTACATTAGCTTCGTTTGAGTTGAAGAATAGAATTCCATTAAAGGTAAATGATGATATTCTATCAGCAACACTGCCATTAGTGATTAAATAAGATACTTTAATAATATTATCAGTTTCTAATTTCTTACCGAAAACACCATCTCCAAATAATAGTTCATACTTTTCATCCGGAACTTCTTGTAAAAAGAAAACCCTTGAATTTTCATCAATTGAGAATAAACTATCTGCGAATTTATATTCAGATTCAAATGTATCTCTTACACTGTTTTTCACCTTTACGGTGATTGTTTTATAATCAATATTAGAGTTATCTAGAATATATCTTTGTGGTGGATTGGGTGTAAATGGATTTATTGTAAATTCTTGCTCTATATAATTTCCTTCATATATGGGAACATTATTAAATGTTGCAATATTATTAATAACTGGAACAGTAATGTCACTCAAGGTTGAAAATATGTAGGATTCGGATCCAAAAGATTGAGAAGAACTACAAACTACACCTCTCTTTAGAGTAACTGTTCTTGCTTCATTTGGATCTTCATTGGTATTGACTGGATTATCTCCCGATGCCACATCACTTAGATCAACAAAAAAGTTAATCGTCGTAGATGATGCTGTTTTTGACCTTGGAAGATATCCAATATTTCTTGCGAGAGATACGACATTTTCTCTTAACGTCGCACTATCAATAAACACCTCATTGCTAATCATATTAGCATTGTATGAGGAGATGTATGTATTATACGCAAGAATATCTATGATATGCGATAAACTAGAACCTTCAAAATCATAATCAGTAAAATTACTGTTTGTTCTTAAATAATCTTTTATTGAGGTTCTAATCTGGTCAAAGTCTAAATTTGTGAAGTTTACTAATGCCATTTATCTCGTTGGCTGTAATGCGAATGATAATTTTTGAGTAGGAACATCAACTCCTATGATATTATAAATTATAGTCACATTGAAGTTATTAGCATCATAATCAGGATCTACAATTACTTCAGTTAATTCAACTCTTGGTTCGTATGTTCTTATTGTATATTCAATTTCATTTTTAATACTGTTTGCACTTATAGGATCTATATTTTCAAATAATGATCTTGAAATCCTAGATCCTAAGTTTGCATTAAATAACCTTTCTCCGGGATAGGTTAAAACAAGATTTCTAATTGCTCTCGCAATAGCGGTTTCATTCTTTAATATTAGAATATCAAAATTCACAGGATTAACTTTTATAGTAAGACTTACGTCTACAAATTCTTTACTAATCCTTTCTATTGGCATTAAATTATGTCACATAGTAATTGTATTTATCAGGATTTTGAACCAAATATTGGCTCAGTTCCATATTCCCAATCATCATAGTCTTCATCATTGCGAATTTTTTCATGAATTTCATTTTGATGGAAAAAATCATGTGCTTTAGGGGTTAAATCATCATTTGCAATTTCTCTAAGCATTTTTTGATCCATTTTGTTCTCCTGATTCGTTAAAATCAGAACTTTTTACGGGGTTGCTATCCCGAATTTTTGTAATTTCGTACATAAAATCGTCGGATGTTTCAATTTTTCGACGATTTTCGACGGAATATTCGGTTAAATCTATTTCATACCCTGGATTTTTGGTAATTCTATTCTTAGTCCATGCATCATCGTACCATAATATCTTATTATTAGGATATGCATAGAAGTTTCCATTATCCATCTTGAAAAAATGAGCACATTTATGCTCTGGGGTTTCACTAAAATTAGTATTCAGTGTAGATTTAGACTCC